GTAAATGGCGGTTCTGCTGTTAGTGCAGGCACATCATATTCATTTACCGTAGACACTGGTTCAACTAGTGTTGATTGGTTAACAAAGGGAATGGTTATCGCAGTTAAAACTGTTGATAGCGCAGCAGGTTATGCACAAACACTCGTAAGGGTGAATAGTGCTGTAACCGATAATGGCTCAGACTCTTCGTTTACTGGTGTGATTATTGATGTATCAAACGCTAACGTCAGTGGGTATAATGTTCTTGCTGATAATGACGAGTGTCAAGTAATTGGTACCGCATTTGCAGAAGGAACAGGATCACCAGACGCTTGGTCAAACGATGTTGAGGATGACTTCGGTTATACTCAAATCTTTAAGACCGCAGCTGAAATGTCGAATACAGCTATTGCTACTCGTTATCGTGGATACGCTAATGAGTGGGATAGAATTTGGGCTCTTAAACTTCGTGAACATAAAGTGGATATCGAGCGTGCAATGCTTTTTGGGCAGCGTGCTCGTGTATCTAGCATCCAGTATACTGAAGGGATAGTTGGACACATTGTAAAAAATGCAAATCCAACTGCTGATAATTCAGCACTTTCCTACAGTTCTGGTGCACCTTATTATCGTACATCGACAACGGCAGAGCTCACTTACGACAGATTCTTAGGCGATCTTGAAGTGATCTTTGATCCAGCTCGTGGCGGCTCTTCTGAAAAATTGGTCCTCGCAAGTTTACCTGTTGTTTCTCAGCTTAATAAAGTTGGGGACGGCGGTTTTCTTGATGTGTCTACAGCAAGCACTCAAATCCAACTAAACGCTCCTCTGGAGCAACGAGAAGGTGCTTTTGGTCATAAGGTAATGAACCTTGAAACTATTCATGGCGATCTTCACATTGTGAAGGAACCACTATTCCGTGGTATCGCAAGTGGTTTCATGGCGATTGTCGATATGGGCAAAGTATCTTATCGTCCATTGGTTGGAAACGGTGTTAACCGTGACACTCAGATCGAAACTAATGTTCAGAATGCTGACGAAGACCTTCGTAAGGACATGATCCTTACTGAAGCAGGTCTTGAGGTATCTTTACCTGAGTCTCATGCCCTCTATAACCTAGAAGGTAATTAGAGGTAAAACATGAGATCGGCATATCTTGAACCAAACAGTGGAGCAGGTGGATATTTAGCACCTTGTCAGAAAATCACAGCAGCAGTTACATTGACAGCTGATACAGATAGTGGTAAAACATATTTGTTAGACTCAGCGAGTGGAGCGTACACAATAACACTTCCAACAGCTACTACAGCTATGGATGGTACGAACTACAAGTTTTGGGTCGAAGAAAATACACCAACAGGGGCGATAACAATCGCTGCTGGAAGTGCTATCGTTTTCGGTAAAGTTAATGAAACTGAAGTTGATACTGGCGATGACAGTCCAGGTTCAAGTGCGGCAACTGGTGTATCTAATGTAATCATTGGAACATCAGCAATTAAAGGGGATTTCATAGAAATGACCTTTAGTGCTGGCGCATATTGGATGTTTGGCTCATCAGCAGCTGACGGTGCAGTAACTACATCATAGTCAGAAATGACACACCTTTGGATTGGTGGGGGGCGGTCGTATAAAGGGCTGCCCTCAAAATCCTAAAGTTTTTAAAAAGTTAAATCGGAGATGATATGGCAGATTATAATACGCTAACAAAAATCATAGTAGGGGCAGTTCCTTCTGGCACTCAAGATAGTAGCTCTACAGGAACCCTAGCAGAAAAAATAAATACATTTTGGCAGACGTTGGATAGCACCAATAATGCAGTACAAAGTATGAGCTCTGTTCAGGTTGCCCCTCACACAGTAGCAGTAATTATAGTTTATACAGGGTAGTCTTTAAATGGCTACTTTTGAAGCACAGGTAGAAGGGCTCACAAGCTTATCTATTGATGGCAGTAGTGCTCCAACGCAAACAGAACTAACCCAGTTCTTAACTGATGGAGCTAAAGAAATACTCACTGCTTTACCAATAGATAAGAAAATGATGTATTCTACATCCAGTGCACTTGATAACAGCACAACGTATTTAACGCTTGGCGGATCTGAAGTATTGGGTGTTATGCGTGACGATGGGACTATCAACCAACCTTGCCGAAGGGTACCCTCGTCAATGAGCGGTAGAGCACAAGATAGTGCAGATATGTCATATGGAACCACAACAGATCCTGTTTGGTGGGTTGTGAACAATATACTAAGTATATATCCAGAACCATCAAGTGAAGGGGCCACCGTTCAAACTTTAGCATATCCAACTGTAGCCTATGGCGATAGTTCTATAACAAAGTTTCCAGATGAAGCAGAATACTTAGTTCTTTTGTATGCCGCTATAAAGGCATTACAAAACACAATGGGAAATTTTCTCTCTAATGATAGTATAGACCATGCAAGTACAGGAGCTTTAGCTTTAATAAATACAGCTTTAGATAGAATAGCAAGTTATAATTGGGGAGATAGTGAAACTTTTACTGCGGGCACTGCTCAATTAACGAGAGTTAAGAATGCATTAGACCAAGCCTCAGATATAATAAATGGAAACGCCCCATCTTCTACTACAGATGCTTTTGGGGCACAGAGTAGTGAGGATATAGAATTAACTAGTTCAGCACTATCAATTGCTGCAGCAGAATTAAACAGAGCACAACAACACTTATCAGAATGGTCAGCTATTTCTGGAGTAGCTTCTTCCGAGGCTCAAGGTTTTATTTCTGAAGCACAAGCAAGGGTTGCTAGAGATAGTCAGAAATATCAATGGTATCAAGGGCAACAAGCAAAATTACAAGCTGATTATGATAAAGGCTTGCAGATTGTGATGTCATCGTAATGGCATTTACAACAACAACACTAACAACTGAAACAACTTTTACTGAAGTATCTTTAACTGGGAGTACATCCTTTTCTGAGGTTGGGCTTACAGCGTCTACCGACTTTGATTTAGCGGGAAATAAATGGGAAGAGTCTGCGGAACTGACGGCGGGTAGCTGGGGTGCTATGGAACAGTTTAATTGGGAAGATTTCGATTAACATGGCTGTAAGAAGATTAACCGTAAAAAACATTATTAGCAGGATAAGGCAAACATTCCCCGAAGCTCCTGAAACTTATTTATATAATTTAATAAATGACGCATTATTAGAAGCTGGGTTATATAGAACTAAAGTAGAGTACGCAAAAGCAACGACGGTCAAAGATCAGATGTGGTATGACCTGTCAGACACTGGATCCTCGGTGGATATTAATAAAGTATTCAGAGTTGATTTTATGGATTCTGCTGGGGACTATATTAAAACCCCAAGAATGCTCGATGGTGAAATACTAAAAATGGACATAACATAATGGCAAGTAATCATAAACATCCAGAAAATGATGTTGCTTGGTTTATCGTAGGTGATAAGCTTGCAATCATCACAACAGAGGGAACAGATTCTACAAGCGTTCACTCAAAGTCTGGCGATTGGAAAGCAATCGATGAGGCGGTGACTGACGGAGTATTAATTCATTATTACGCAGAACCTAACACAGTTGACGAACTTTCAGATTATCCAGACATAGATAACGCAATGCACGCCAATATTGTGGATTATGTGAAATCAAAGCTTTATATAGACAGGGCAGGATCTTCAGCGGATCCAAACACATCGGCAACTGCAATGAATTTATCAATGGTGCATGAGAAACAATGGAAAGATGCCTTAGTCAAATTTGGAACAAGACGTAGAGATAAGATAGGTGGATTGAGAGCAGTAAGGACATTCGATTTAAGATAATATGGCTACATTAACTGGACAAACAATAGCGAGCACCTACAAGGATCTTCTTCAGGTATCAAACTCAAATAGTGGAATTGATTCTACATTACGAGTTATATCTGACGGAGAGGCAACAGATTCTGTCTTATACTTAAGTAGTGCTGCCGCTCAAATAACTTCAAATGCTAAGTTATATTTCAGAGATACTGGTTTATATATAGCATCAAATGCTGATGGTGACTTAGATATTGTATCAGATGGAACTGCGATAGACTCTATTAATATAGAATCAGCAGGCGGGATTACATTAGACGCAGGTACGGCTGGGAGCGGAGTAGCATATGAGGACGATGGAGATGAGATGCTCCGTATTCATAATTCCTCTAGCGATGTTATTTTCCAAATAAAGAATGATTCAAAAGATTTAGTAATACAGCAATATGATGGATATGAAGTTGTAAGATTCTCAGATACTCGTGGTAGAATGTATTTCTACGATGAGGGTGGAGAATACATCCAATCAGACGGTACAGACTTAACGCTTGCTAGTGGGGCAGATATTGACCTTACGGCAACTAGCGATGTTAATATTCCTGCTGATGTAGGGTTGACATTTGGTCATGCTTCAAATCAAAAGATTGAGGGAGATGGAACAGATCTGGCAATAGACGCAACAGGAAATATTAATATTACCTCTACTGTCAACGAAGCAGCTTCCATATATCTTCGTGCTAATGCAGGTACGTCGGAAACAGTAAAGATACATTCAGATCAAGGCACTTCAGTCACTGAGGGAGCTGAGTCTGTAACCATTCTTTCAGATGCAGGTGGTGTAGGGATACGTTCTACTGCAAACCTTGCCAACGCTGTAAACATTACAGCTGACGGTGGGACCACTTCATCAATACAAATATTTAACGACCAAGGAACTAGTGTAACAGAAGGATCCTCCTCAGTTGAGGTTCTGTCTGACGCTGGTGGTGTAGAATTAAAATCAACCGCCAATCTTGCTAAATCAATTAAGCTAATTGCAGATGGTGGAACAAGTGAAACAATTTATATACAATCTGACCAGGGAACTGGAGCAGCTTCAATCGAATTATTATCTGATGCTGGCGGTATAACAATATCGGCAGGAAATACTTCCCATGGAGTAAAGCTAGGAACGGTAAGTGGTGCACCTGTTACAATCGGGCATACTACATCAGAGACTACCGTTGCTGACAATTTAAGCGTTACTGGGAATGCGGCTGTAACAGGAACAGTCACAGTTGGGAGTGATGGAAGTGGAACAGATGTAATTTTTTATTCAGGGACTTCAGGGGACAACCTTACTTGGGATGCCTCAGCAGAAGTTTTA